GTCTTGGGCAGTGCGACCTTGATCTTCTTGGCGAGCACCTTGGCGTGCCTGCGATGGACACCGCGGATGTCCGTGGCGAACTGCCTGTCGCCCATGTGCTTCATGCGGCGCACGAACGCCTTGAGTTCCGCGGCGTCGATGGTGAAGCCCTCGGACATCGGCTCAGGCCAGCGCCTCGGTGAGGCCGAGGACGTAGAAGGGACCGTCCGAGAAGTTGACCACGAAGGGCTGTTCGACGACGCCCTCGATGGAGGCCGTCATGCTGGTCGTGCCCATCGTGCCGTAGCCGGTGTAACGCTGCGGCGAGGTGATCGGCGGGGCCGCGTCCGTGGTCGTGTCGAGGAAGAGGTCGATGCCGATGCGCGAGTTGGTCGAGATCATCTCCGTGAACAGGGTGCTGTCCACGTACATGCCCTCGATGTTGGCGGTGCCCTGCGTTATCATCGCCATCTGGCGACGGTAGTTGTCGCCGAACGAGGTGATGTCGACGAACTCGGTGTTGAAGTCGAGCGTCCAACTGCGGCACTCGCCGACCTGCACGACCGGCAGGTAGCTGCCACCCAGGGTGACGGCCGCGCTGCCTGGGGTGCTGGCCCAGGTGACGATGCCGCCGGGGTACTGGACGGAGGCGTAGTCGGTGACCACGCTGCCGTCATACTTGACCACGAGCGCGGTGTCCGGGTCGATGAAGCGTTTGTGCTGATCGGTGATGGTGAACACGGTCTTGGCGGTGTTGGCCGTGGTGGCCTCCGCCGTGAACGGCGTCGCACCGGCCCCGTACTTGGCCATGTAGATGCCGCCGAGGCGTCCCTTGACGATTGCCATAGGTCAGCCCCCTCTCAGTTGTAGGTCAACGCGCTGGCAGCGGCGAAGGTCCAGTTGACCTCTACGATTCCGTCAACCGCGGCTGAGATGGCGGCGGACACGTAGGCGCCGCCGTGGTAGTAGTTGGTGCTGTCCACGTAGAAGCGGATGTCGGCGACCAGGCTGCCGGCGAGCACGGCCGTGTGCAGCGCGAGCTGGCCGGTCGTGTCGGTGATGTCGTAGTTGCCCTTGGCCGTCGCCGACCAGGTCGCGAAGGTCGGGGTGCTCTCACGGAACGTGTCGCCGAAGGAGGTCGTGTCAACGGTCTCCTGGGATATGTCGAGCGACCAGTTCTGGCACTCCAGAATCGCGTCAGCCGCGACCCGGATCGAGGCCGCATTGCCTCTCAGTACACCTGCCACTTAGTCCTCCTTGACGATGAAGCCCGCTTCCGCGGGCTCATGGGTTGCTGGCCTGTCCGCCCCGAAGGGGGCGGTCTTCTTCTTCACGGGCGGCTCGGGGCCGTCCGCGACTTTCTTCTTCGGCGGCGGCGCGGCTTCGGGCACGAACGCCTCCGCCTCCTTGTGCGAGACGAGCCAGCGGGCCATGACGTCGCCGTAATCGACGACCGTCCCGGCCGCGCACCCGTCTCGCTTGACGAGTAGCTTGACTTTCACACGGTCTCCTTTCCGATCACGGTGTGACGCGAGCCTTCACGGCGATGACGAACTCGGCCCAGCAGATACGTCCGAGCTGGGCCTCGGGAGCCATCGCCTGATGTACGTCCATCGAGACGATCTGCGCGTCGCGGACGGTGGCACTCATGGTGTCGTTGGTAGCGAGTTCGTCGGTGACCTCCTCGACGATGGCCAGGCAGCGGTCGCGGGCTACCTTGGCGGCGCCGTTGACGGTCGCCACCGGGGACGAGAGGGGAGCCGCCGCCGCGGCCACGAGGATGCTGCCGCTGACCGCGTAGGACTCCTCTTTGGCGGTGCTCATCATGGCGGCGGGCGCCTGCTCGATGGAGACTTCTTCGGCGAACTCGATGCCTTCGCTGCCGAGGTCTTCAGGGTCGACCGGGCAGCCGAAGATGTTGACCCGGGCGAGTCCCGGCCGTACCTGCAGTGCGGCGACCAGGGCGTCGATGAAGGGTCCCAGAGTGGTGGCGGCCATCTCAGCCTATCCCCACGCCGGATTTGTCGTAGAGGCGCAGGGCCAGCATCACGGAGGGCAGCCGCGACCAGGCACCGGCGAAACCGTCCCCGGCCTGCCACGAGTAGCTGGTCCCGCCGGCCTCGTAGCTCTCCGCTTGGAAGGGCGTGTTGCTCACCGGCAGCTCGTCCACGGCCTCGTCGAGGGCCGCCTTCTTGATGAGCGGCGGCACGGACGCATGACCGGCCGTGTAGGTGACCTTGACGTTGCGCACCCCCACGGGGAAGTGCCCGCAGTCCCAGTACAGCTCGCCGTTCTCGCCGGGCTGCAGGGTCGCGAGCTCGGCGGCGGTGAGCGCCGTCCAGGTCGTGCCCGTGCGGATGGAGACGGCGCTGATCGTGATGGGCAGCGGCCAGTCGAGGCCGACCGACGAGGTGCCGTAACCGTCCTGCAGCTCGTCGCTGTGGACGGTGGGGATGAAGTCGACCTCGCAGGCGACGGTGAACTTGGAGCGCGTGCGCGCCTCCTGCGCGATGATGACGGCGTCGGTGAAGCCGCTCGCGAGCTGCGCCTTGTCGTGCGCCTTGGCCTCGGCGACCGTGTAGAGCGCCGTCGCCGCTTCGGCCACGAGGTCGTAGCCGACGGCGACCGTGACCGTGGCGGGCACGGCGCCGTTGTTGGTGACCACGGCGGCGATCCAGTCGTAGGAACCGGCGTCGACCGTGTAGACGTTGCCGAGGGTGCCCGCCGTGGTCGGCACCGCCGTCTCGGTGTAGGCCGAGATGATGGCCCCCGCGCCGACCGTGGCGAAGTCCGCGTTGGCGACGTAGAAGCGGATGCTGTGCGTCTGGTCGCAGGCCACCCGGAAGTCCGGGTTCGGCACGGCGAGCTGGTAGGCTTCGACGGCCGAGTTGGCGCTCGCGAGCACGCTGGCGGCGTTTATCAGGACGGTCTCAGACATGACTCAGACCGTGATCGAGTAGCCGATGACTTGCACGGTGTAGTTGCTGGTACCGACGGTCGTGAAGCCGACGTTCTTGTTCGTGGTGCCGACGACGCCGGGGTTGCCGTAGGGGATGACGAGCGTGCCGCTGGCGGCCACCGAGTAGGTCGGCGTGATGGCCGCTGCCCCGCCGCCGGTGTCGGTGACCAGCTTGACGGTGATCGGCGCGGTAGCGTCGTTGGTGACGATGAGCTGCGTGACGTGGACCGCCTTGAGGGCGCCGGGGTCGGCGATGATCTCGTGGGCGGCGACCGCGTCGACTTCGTTGTGGAAGCCGCCGACCGCCGTGCCCGGCTGGATGAGGGTGACGTTGTGGCCGTCGGCGAGCTGCTTGGCCGAGGTCGCGAAGCCGGTGATGGCGGCGGGCGGGGTGAGGGTCGTGACGGTGCCCGCGGGGAGCTGCACCTTGAGGCCGTCGGTGCCGTCGCCGGGGACGTTGAGCGGCCCGGTGGCAGAGGGCACGACGAGGCCGACCACGGCGACGTTGCTGGTGAGTCCCGTGGTGTCGAAGTCCTTGAGCGTCAGTTCGGTCTCGGCGGTGATGGCCCCGCCGATGACGTCGACCTGCAGGTGCCCGTCTGTGTCGGTCTGGATGTTGTGGCGGTCGGTGCCGTCGTCGCCCTGGATGAGCATACCGGGGCCGAGGGCCGCGGCTTCGTTGGCGACGCCCAGGTCGGCGGCCACGAGGTCGACGCTGGCACCGGCGGCGAGGCCGCCCACGTAGACCGTGTCGGAGTAGGTGCCGTCGATGTTCTCGTGGAGCTTCTTCTGTATGCCGGTAGAGCCGATGTCGATGGTGGTGTCAGCCACGAAAAACGCTCCTTATTTCGGAGTGCGTGCTTTGGGTTTGCCGGTGCGCGCCGCGGCGTTGCGCGGCGCCTCGACCTCGGCCGTCTTGACCGCGGGCGGCGGCGCGACGGCGAGCTTGGGGAACGGTTCGGCCTGACCCTCGGCGATGAGGAAGTCGGCCGTGTGTTCGTTGATGTCCACGACGGCGCCCTTGGTGAGCAGGTAGCCGTCGGCAAATCCGGGGAGGGTGGTGAGCATGGTGATCTTCACGGAGTCCCCCTTGGGGAGTCGGGACCGGGCTGGCCGGGGAGGCAGAGCCCGGCCCCGGAGAAGTAGGGATCAGGTGACGACGTAGGAGACCGAGTAGTCGATGAAGCCCGCCGTGCCGATGTTGGCCCCGGACTTGACCAACTTGACGCCCTCGCCGACGGTGCCCGAGGCGAGCAGGTTGGTGGCCGTGGTGTTGGCCGCTCCGGCGCGCACGAGCGTGTTCTGCGTGAGCGCCGCCGTGGCGAAGGTGGCGAACACCGTGGAGAGCGCCGTGGTCGCCGCGATGTGCGCGACGTGGTAGACCTGCAGAAGGTTCTCGAGGACGATCGCCGTGGCCGCAGTGGTGGCGACCACGGTGGCCGCGACGAGCGCGTAGCGGGTCATGTCGGCGATGCCGCCGTGGACGGCGACGTTGGCGTAGTGGGCGAGCTGCGCGGTACGCATCACGTTCACTTGCGCGATGAGTGTGGTCTCGGTCGTGGCGGCGGTGC